TCCTTTGACATTTTCAAAGAATAGATACTTAATGCTTTTAGCCCGTCCGATTCGGCAGATCTCAAAAAATAAAGTGCCTCGTGTATCTTCGAATCCTCGCCGCTTTCCAGCAATAGAGAAACTTTGGCAAGGAAATCCGCCAACGAGCAAGTCGCAGTCGGGGATATTTGCAGGGTCAACTGTTCGGATGTCTCCTTCAAAGAGTTCTTTTGTTCCATATCTATATCGATAGATTTGACAGGCGTATTTATCGATGTCGTTTGCCCAGACACATTGATAAGGGGGTCCTTGCTTGGTATTGTCGGGCATATTCCCATTGTTTCGTATATTCGATTGCTTTGACACTTGTCTTTCTTGAAATATTTGATTTGCTTTTTCAAGTCCATATCTGAACCCTCCCACGCCACAAAATAGTTCAATGAATTTCATTTTAGCATTCCCAATATATACATAATAAAAACTATAATCACAAAGATTAACTCTGTTACTAAAATTGGTAACCAAGAATTTCTTTCATCTAAATTAACCAATTTTTCTGGATTTTGTATTCCCTCTAAAAATTTCATTTATTCTCCCTCACTGTATTTATTTGGCACCGCAACTGTGTTTTTCCATTCTTTCAATGCTTTTAATTTTATCTCAAAATTATCTCGTGTGGCAATAAGTAAATTCCCAATTCGCTCAAGTTCTTTAATGTCTACTTGCGATACATTAAGTTTTGCATTATCAATCATATTAAATAATTGCGTAACATGGTGCAGATGGCTGTCATTATCTACTTTTATTTTTGTATTAACTTCAAGTTCTTTTTCCTTATCTGCGCACTCATACCATTCTTGTGGCAGATATTTATGTCGGATCTTAAATGCCTTATCAAATATTGCTTTTTGTAATTTCGCCCAAGCGCCTTTTCTTATTTCCTCATCCCCACTATTTTTCTCCTGTAAGTATATCTCCCACTCTTGTTGGTGTGGATTCGCCGGTGTGTCTACTGCCTCGAGTTCTTTTTTTTGCATCTCAACCTCTTATAATGTATTTTTTTGTGGCAATCATAACATAGTGTCATACCATTATCTATTGCAAATCTTAATTCTATAAACAAAGCAAAGGGTTTTATGTGGTGGGCTATTCTTGAATTTTTTTTAAAACACTTTCGGCAGGTGAAGTTATCTCTTTTCAAAACTTCTTTTCTCCACTCACGATATTCAAGAGATCTCTTAATACCTCTTTTTATAACTGTTATACCACCTTTCCAATTAGAACTATTTTTACCTATACAGTTTTTAGACATCCATATTCCAGCACACTTATTAGAACAAAACATACCACTACCTTTTTTAATTACTGATGGTTTTATTAAAAATTCATTTTTACAAATCATACATATTCTTTTTTTCTTACCTCCACGCCAATTAGGGTTGTTTTCTTTTGTATGATTTACAGAATTCCACTTACCCATACATTTCCTTGAGCAAAATTTTCCACGATTATATTTAATTCGAAAAGATAGTGTTTCAAATTCTTTTTTACAATTTTTACAAATTATTTTAATTTTCATCTTTATGTACACCTCTTTGTTTTTGAGCAATTTCTTCTCGTTTTTTTTGTTCAGCATCAAAAATAATACCATTATTTATAATTTTTTTATTTTCCCTACGAGTAATTTCTAAATTTTTTCTTTGGATAAACTTCAAAAATTCCTCTGGAGGATAAACTTGTTTAATAAACCAACTATCCTCTGTCTTTATAAATCCTACCATTGCGGCTTTCGTGACTTCCGGGGTATACTTATGCAGGATCGTGGTTAATGCTGCACACCATCTCTGATATAGTTTCCCGGGCCATAAATAGTGTTGATGTTTAATTTCAAAAAATTTGCTTGTAAAATAGTCTGTAAATTCTTTAAAATCAATTTTCTGTCCTTTTTTAATTGTTTTATTATTCTTTCTTTCTTTCTTTGTATTTGTATTAACGACTTTCTTTCTTTCTTTTAAATTATTTGCTTTTTCGCCAACGATTATTGGCGTAAATGTAACCCCCTCTTTATGGGGGGGTTGCTTTTTAGCCAATGGTTTCCAAGTGTCAAAATCCTTGTTAAACATATATAAATTACCCTGTTTATCCACAGAAGCATTTGCTTTTTTGCCAATCAAATTCATCAATAAAAGTTTCTTAATTGCTCTTATAACCTCTGACTTGTGCATGTTTGTTCCAAGTACAAATTGGGTTAATGATATGCATTCCCATTTTTGGTTCCAACCATAAGTTTTACGCAAGATAAAATCAAGTACCTGCCGGGCCTCGCCTGGTATTCTTATGCGCGCAAGTGCTTCTTGAATATCATTTGCTATCTTTGTATACCCATTTTCCCATTGTGGATCAGCCATTTTATATCCTTTTGTTTATTATGGCAGGGCTGGGCGGCCCTTTAGAACCTAACCCAGCACGGTTGGACTCGCGGCCACCTGCCATTTTGAAGAAACTTTTACCCCTGTTGGGGTTGATTTTTAGGAATATTTTTACAGCAAGTATAACAATAAAATTCAAAATGTCCGTCATTATATTCGATCCTGCAAACCTTTCCAACTCCTTCACAGTTCGGGCATTTAGGAATTATAAAATCCTGAACAATTGCACAAGCATTATCAAAATCCTTAATCTCATCTGCCATTTTAACTACCTCCTCTAAAATAAAAAAGAGAGAGCCAGTAATGTATAAACAAAAAACCACATATTGTGTATGTGGTCGCCTGGGAGCCTGGCTCCCTCTCTTATAATTTCCAAGTTTTTAAATAAAAAAATATACATTGTTTCTCCCAGTTCTTTTGGTACACTCAATATCATACTCCAATTTTTTAAAAAGTCAAGTAAAAAAGATAAAAAAAAGAAATGCGGAGGGCAGGCTCCGCATCTCTCGTGGATAAAAAGGAGCAGAAAATTGGTAGGCTATTTGGGTATGAGATCGATAATATCTCCACCTATTCCGGCATATGCTCCATCTGTCGGATCGTATGACACAAGAAAATTTACTTTAAGTTCTGTCTTAAAAATATTCTGCCATGCATTTTCTACGGCCTGTATCGGTTCTCCAAAAGTTTTAAGACCGCAATATTTATCAAGCATATCATCTATCTTGAAAATATCTATGCCCGCCAATAAACATAAATTTGCATTTGTTTGGAACATATCTTTTGTGGATGCGCCGATCCTTGCGTACAGGAATCTATCGTATGCACTTATAACCTCATAAGTATAAGCTGTGGGCCACTTCTGATCCCGGGGTGTGTAGTAAAGACTTGCCTGCGCATTCATACCGAATATGGTTACTTCCCCATCTGAACCTACTTTTATGCCCTTTGTCCACTCCGGCAATTCCCCTGCGGAAATATTAAAAGCTAAAAAAATCATCAAAAAAGTGATAAAAAGTATTCTTTTCATAGTGATATCTCCTTTTCAAATTATTTATAGAATTGTTTTACTATTTAAGATCTTCCTCGGTTTCGATTGGTTTATCCGGGGTTGCAGGCGGTGTTATAACTTTATTAACTGTTGATGCTCCAACTTTCAACATATCAAACTGTCCTGCTGCCTGAACTGCTATTCTAAAACCCTGCATCCAATCAAGCCCTGCGGCCATAGCAAGACCAATGCTTATGCCTATTCCTATAATCGGCAACCATTTTGATTCTAACTGATCAGGTAAGAAATTCTTAACGATCTGAATTAATAGCATTACCTGCGCTGCTATTCCATCTGCTACTGTGATATTCATAAAACCTCCTTTATTAAGCGCTCTTGCGCCTCCTTGTATTTTAAAAACACCGCTTCAGACACAATCGGGCCAGACCAATTACATTTCTTACAATGAAACTGAAAGTATCGACAAATATCCCCTGCCTTAACCTCTTCCTTCTCCTCTACCTCCCCGTTACATTCAGGTATCGGGCAAATAAATAACATTTAGAACTCCATTCCAAAGTTTATTTTATTTGTTGTGCTACAAATGAATTCTGAGTAAGAAAATTTATTGACATAGTCTATATTCAAAAATCCAAGAGTATGGATGCCGATACTTGAAGTCATATCGATCTTAGGGGTTTCCTCAGCAATAGGGAATACTGCTAAAGTCTTATTCTTAACCCTGATAATACTAATAAGATAATCAGGATTTATATAAGCTAAAATAAAATTAAGCCATGCAAGTCCATTTTTTGGATTTATATCATATCTGAATATACTCTGCGCGCCAAGGAACCCAGCCGGAGCCTGATATTTGCAATATCCTACAAGAGGTTCTACTGCAAAGATCTTGTTTAGTTTAACCTGATACCCTATCCCGGCAAGTGTTCTATCTGTCATAGGCACGAAATCAACCGCATAGTCAAGGTTTATGAACCATTTGTCAATCCATACCCTATTATATATGTCAAGCTCATTCTTCCTGGCCGCGCCATCAATATCTATTGTTTCCCAGGATAAGGATTTATCCCATACCTTTGAAGTATTCCCGGCCGCGCAATAACTGTATTTGAATATTCCTTGATCCTGTAAAGAAAAGTCAAAAGTTGTTCCGGCATAGACAAATTGCGCCATAAACAATAATGAAATAAACAATATCCACTTTTTCACTTTGTCCCCCTATAAAATATCTTACAAATTAAATATCCTGAAACAAGTATTACTATACCCCAAAACATAAATTCATTCGGACCTACAAGTCGATCTATCATAACACCTCCTACATAAATGGATCTACAATCGCCTTATACCCTGCACGCAAAGGTCGGACTTTAACAAAAGCATTATCCCTGATGGCATCTTCCTTTGTTAATGTCTTGCTTCCGCCCCCACTCGCACCTATTGTTTGTTCATCATTGATAAGAAACTCTACATGGATTACATTGCCTGAAGTGGCGGTCCAGAACGCCAAACATCCGGCATAAGGAGCAGTTGTAATTACTTTATCTTTGAATCTATCATATAATCCTTGAGCATTTATCTTGGGTTCGCTGCGCCCGATTATACCTGCAACCTTAAGCAATTCATTTGCAAGCCCGGAGCAATCAAAACCTACCATTGGATCATCTCCACCCCAAGTATAAAATGTACCTACGAACTTCCATGCTACCTGTACCGCGTTTTCAATCTTCTCAGACTTTGTCATTAATTACCTCCCTATTTTTGGTAATGATACCCCTGCCCCGCCAACTTTTCCCACTTTAGGAAGTGTTAAACTTCCGGCACCTTTGACGGATTTTTCTGGGGTTACAAATCTTTTTATTATTCCTTTTGGTGTACTGTATGGTATGCCTACAATCAATGTCGTAGCTTCGGCACTACTGTCAAGGGCTGACATAAGTGCTTTATCTCTTTTTGCTATATTTTTTTCTGTCATTACTTTCACCCATTCCGCAAGGGCATCTGTGGCAACATTCACTCCTCGGGCTACTGGGATCTGAATATCCTGACCTGCAAACACACCATTCTGAACTTTTGATTTTGTTGCCTGATATACATCTCTTAAAAAGAATAACTGTGCCATAGGCTTATCCAATAATCCCCATGCTAATTGATTACCAAGTGTCTGACCTTTTTTGGGTTTATATCCCATTACCTTTCTTCTGAATACATCTACCATTGTTTCTTCAGTTTGTGTTACCACATAAATGATAAATAATGCATATATTAATCTTGCCCAATGTTTAACATCCTTGTGTCTTTTTGCCTCTCCATATAATCTTCGGACTATATTTAATTGAGCCTGTAAATCAGATCCGAACTGTGTGAATAATCCAGTCAAACCCTTTGCCCGGCGCAAAGAAGACATGTCAATGGGATTTGATGTTGATTGGGTATGTTGTGTTACCCAATCGCCATATTTATATGCAAGTTTTAATTTATCTGTTGCCGATAAATTCGGTATTTCACTTTCTTCAATATCCATTGCAAGTTTTACATATTCTGAAAGTTTTCCTGACTCAAGTTCTGCAAGACCCTGCAGTACCGCGGCATGCATTCCGGGAACTACGGAGAATAAATCGCCTGCTTGTAAACCTTTCATGCTTTTTTGTTTAAAACTTTCTCCTCCGCCGATCAGTTGCCCTCTTTGTGAGCTTGCATGTACAATATCAGATACTTCCCTATTAAATCCGCCATATTTTCTTTCGGTAAATTCTGCGGAATATAATTTGTGGCGATCCACTATTTCGTTATGTTTAAATGCATTTTCAATAAAACCTTGAATTATATATTTTGCCGGAACATAAATATTATAAATAGGTATAGATGTCATCTGTTTTAATATTGGGAATGGGTTCGGCAACCCAAGCATGGCCGTTGCTGCGTTATTTCTTAACCATAAAATAAGTTTTTCAGATGACGAAAGAGAATCCCGAGATCCTGCGATATCCTTTAGACCTTCTTCCATAAGTTTGAAGGTTTCCGATCCATATCTATGTATTATCTCATTTTTCCATACATCACCCTTGCCATGCATTAATTTGCGCGCATTCAATAGGGGTTTCTCAAGTCCTATATATGAAGAAGCCCAGTCTACGCTCTGTATCAATACTTTTGTTGCACCCTTCAAATATATAGGGAGATCTGATTTTGTTCTTTGTATGAGTCGGCCCTTGTTTAACCCTATGCGTATAAAATTGTTCTTGAATTCCTCTACAGCTGATTTTGCCTGGGATGTAGGGGTTAAAGTCGATCTCACAGGTTCTATGCGGAAATATGGATCTTCTACTCTTGGCATAGGATATCCATTTACTTCCAGGAATACTTTTGCTATATCGTCACCCTCTCTTTGAAATGCTTCACTTATAGCATTGGCATATTCTTTTTCCACAGGTGTCATACTTTTAACCACATCCGACACATCTTTCTCTGAAAATTTAAATACCTGATCCCTGTGTGGGCCTACTTCAAATGCAAATCCACCATTCGTTATATGGCGCATATTATCTTGACTTAATGAGTGCAGATATATCGCTATTTTCTCATCTCTAGTAATTTCAATATTACCCTTTTTTGTTTTTTCATCAAGCCATTTGTCTATATCTTTTATGCCATATCTCTTTTTAAAGTTTGCCATTCCCCCAAGAGATTTTTGGAATTCTTCCGGGGCATTCTGTTGATATCGGAGTTGTATATTTCTACCTTCCTGTATCTGGTTAACCAATACATCTATTGCTACGCTGCGCGGCCCAGAGAGTGTTTCTACGATAAGGCTATAATTATCATGTCCTAAACCCATCATATTGACAAACCATTGAATTGGTTTATTTATCCAATCAAATTTTGATTTGCTGGAACTTATAATCTCATCTTTAATCTTTTTAGGTGCTTTCATCTGGCTGACACTTTCAGTGATCGCCCGTGTAAGTTCTCTATCTGACTTTTTAAATTTTAACTGATTTTTTAGTTTATTAAGGTGCGCATAGTGCATAATAGTATCATGAATTGCTTCAAGTTCATCGGTTGTGATATCATTTAAATTTCTATGATCCAATCGTTGAAGTTTTTCCATAATATAATCAGGCATTTCCGCTTCAGGGTTTGTCTGCAACCACTCTCTTATCTTGCCCAACTGCATCATTGATGTTTTCTGTCGCTTAACAAGATCTATACTATCAAGTATCTGTTTTATAGGTTCTGCCTCTGTGGGATGCATTTTTGACAAATTTTTTCGGACTTTCTCTATATCTGATACCAATTTCCTGACTTTTGCTCTTTCTTCGGCCCTTTCATCAATCCTTGTCTGAATCTCTTCTGCGTGGGCCTTATGGCGCGCTTCGCCCTCTTTACGGCCCAACCTTGCCGCTATGGTCGCCGCACTCTGTTCTCGTTGCATCATGCGCTTTAGAGCGATATCTTCCCTTATTAAATCACCTACTTTGGCTTGTCCGGTAACCTGTCGGATAAGGGTTTTAATTTTACCTTCTTGATATAATTTTTTATATTGTTTAATTCTTTCTGCTTTTTTTTCTTCTTCCTTTATTGACTTTTTTTCCTCTTCTGGTATAATCTCTGGTTTTTTAATAATAGGTTTAATTTTTTCCACCACTTTCGCCACAGGTGGTTTGGGTGGAGTGGGTGGGAGTTTGGATATGGATTGATTGTAGATGTCGGTTGGATTTTCTAAAAATTTATTTAACTTATCAGCAATTTCAATATCTTGTGTTTTAAAATATTCATCTCTTAATTTTTTATACATTTCTATTTTAGGAATTACTTTTTTAAATTCTTCTATTGTTGGTTTTGTGGGAATATTCCATCCTGCTTGTTCTGTAATTTTCCCAAGTCCTAATTTTTGTGCAACTCCACGAGGAATATCCAAATCTTTTGAAAATTTATCTAAATTGAATTTATCAATTCCCGTGTTGGCATAATCCGCACTCATTAATTTTTGATATTTTCTTCCTTTTAATCCATTTAAGACTTTTTGATATTTCGCCTCTTCCGCAAGTGGATTGTATAAAGCAAAGGGTTTGATACCTTTTTCAGGAACGCCCTGTTGCATACCGATATATGTGGCGGTAGGCTTGATTACTTCGGGTTTAACTGCACTATACTTATCAAAAAATTCATTTATATTTTCTTTCGTATAACTTTCTATTGGCACTTTTTTTGTTGTTCCAATATAGTTATCAAGATAAACTTCTTTTCTATCTTTAATAATATTTCTTATTTTTTCTATTTGTTGTGGTGTCGGGACAGTATAAACTCTTGCATTAAATTCTCCATTTTTACCAGTATCTATCATTTCAATCATACCAGTTTTTAGTGGTAATTCTGAATTACTTTTTACTTCTCCTAAAATATCAGTAGCAAAATTTATATGTTCACCTCCATCCTCATAACCTTTGTTACCTAAATATTCTCCGGAAGTCGTTATATATAGAGAATTGAGTGGATTTTTTGTAATACCAAATCTATTAATAGCATTTTGTTCTAATTGTCCTGCCTCTATAATAGGCTGTGGTGCGGTAATAGGGGCTTGTGCAACAGGTTGAATTGTTTCACGTGTAACAATTGGCTGGGGAGTAGTGATTATGGGTGCTACAGGCACTATTGGTGCTTGTGGCGCAACTTGAATAGGTGGTTGTGCTGTGGGTATAGCAAGTGGCGACATTACCTGCTCGCCCTCCATTATTGTTGTTGGTGTAATCATTTTAGACGAATTTTGAACCTCTTTTATCCATTTAGCAAGTTCAGTTGAAGATGTTTTATTTACACCCTTTATGAATGCTTTTGATATTTCTTTCGATAATTGAGGTAAATTTTTCTCACCAAAATTTATAGTAACCTCTGCTCCTGTCCCAGCGATACCTTTTTTAACAAGCAACATATCAAACATTCTTTTTGCAGTATCAGGGTTAACACCATCTGGAAGTTTTGAAATAAACTCATTACGCAGGGTATCTACCATTCTTAATTTTTGAACAAGATTTGCTTGTCTTGCCATAGGAATTATAACAATAGGATTAGCCCATTGCTCGTATCCTGTTCCCATAAAAGCGTCAGCATATTGATTAAATAAATTAGGGGTATCTTTAAATTTTTGATATGTTTCAGGAGAAGAAAACATACTTTTAAATATATCATAACCACTAACAACTTTTTCTTTTGTAAATCCTTCAACAAAAGTTTTAACCGGATTGACTACTCTTGGCTCAAAAATAGGTTTTTGTAATTCTTGCAGGACTGCTTTACCACCAAGCCCCGGTCTTACAATACCATATTCATAAGCAGTTTTAACATCACCTACTACAGCTTCCTGTGTTGGTTGTGTGATAAAATTGGGTTCTATTGCTCCAGTAGATTTTATTTCAAATCTTGGTAAATATGATTTTATATTTTCTAATAAGCTAGGTTTTCTTATAACTCCAAATTCCTGTTCTCTTGCAATTTGTTGTTCGGATGTAAATTGTGGCTTTTGATCAAACATTTCTGCATCTGATAAAATTGCTACAGGTGCAGTTCCAAACATTTCCGAATCGGATAATATTTTTGGAAGTGTTTTCCCAATGATATTAGGTGTGGATATAGGACTATCCACTGAACCAAACATTTCTTCATCAGTCAAAATTTGTTTCATTTTTATTTACCTGTATATATTTCCCATCCATTAGCGGTTTTAATTCTTTTGACACCATTCCTGTCTACCATTACTGATCCGATAGCATTTCTCTTTAGTTGTATCGGAGGTTGTATTGGTGCCGGAGTTTGTTCCTGACTCGCCTGTGCCGAATTTCCTATCAATTCTCCATAAGGGCTTCCGAGTTGTTCCCCACCCTTTTTCCACGGCCCCCATCCTGTTTCAGGAGTAGTCCCTGTAGGTTTCATTGTAACCAATTGCTTGATTTCGGGATCTGCAAAATCCACACCTAAACTTTGACCTAAAATATAGGCATCGTTCTGATTTTCAATTTTTTGGTTTACTTGATTACCACTGACATCTTTTGATGGATAATATCCAATTCTTAAGTATCCTATAAAATCATTTTTTGCTTTTTTCGAGGCTTCCTGTTTTTTTAAATCAACATCTGATCTTGGATTATATGGAGTTTGGGGTGTTATTGGTATTGCTTGACCATTTTCATCATATCTATATGCAATTTGCCCGCCGCCAAGGTCAAATCGTTTTCTTTGTTCTTCAAGGCTTTTTGCTTCTCTATCCTTTAATTCCAATTCTTTGAGCCTCAATTCCCTTTCTGCCTGTCTTTCAAGTGCGCTCATCCTTGTTTGCATCATCTGATTTTCTATTTGTGCGGCCAATACACGGCTCTGTTGTTTGTCCCTATTCATTTCTTTCAATGTTTCAAGCACTGATTGCCCTGTGCCTATTGCCGCGCCATATCCTTGAAGATTCCCTGAAGTTTCAAAATTATAAGGCATATGTCACTCCTTTAATAAAACGATATTTTATTTTGTGGCCCGATAAATCCGGGTTCGTATTGATACATATTTTTATATAGCTTATTCTGATTAAGTATTGCACTTTCAACATCTGTCGGGCCTCCAAACACTCCACCCTTCCCGAATTGTCCGCCTATTCCAAGTGCAAGAGAACCAAATTGACCTATCAATTTATTACTATCTTCCTGTAATCCATATCTCTGGGCTGTTGCTTGATTTTGCATATTCTGTTCTTCGGTCATTTGTTCGCCTGCAAGACTTCTATTTACATCTGCCTTTTGATATCTTATTTGTCGGGCTAAAGCTTCCAAAGGATCATGTATTGCACCTTGCCCTCTTATTCCCTGCTTTCCATACTGATTACTCAAGAATTGTTTAGTTTGTAATCCCTGACTTTCATCCAAGCGCCTCAAGGATTCATCTACTCCTTCTTGGCGGAATTTCTTCCTTGCTGTCATCTGATCCCATGCTGTGATTGCCGGCTCGAGTTCAGTAATGGCGCGCCAATCAAGAGGATTCTTTGATGCTATAGCATTTTTATATTTTTCTCGAGCTGCATCATATTCTGCTTGGGATGTAAAGTTTGCCACAGGTTTTGGAGTGAGCATATCTACAAGCCCTCCTACTGCCGATCCTGCAAGACTTAAAATCGAAAACGGATCTACCGCCATATTGCCTCCCTATCGTAAATCAATAAATGAGCCTTCTATTAAATCAAGTGCTTTTATGCCAAATTGATAATCATATAATTTGAAACCAACATCCAAATCATTGTGATAAAACATAATTCCCAAATAATAAAACTCCGGGGATATCTCTATCCTATTTATCCTTCTTATGATATCCTCTCCTGCATATAATGGTATCGTGTTCACTGTGGCAAGTTCCTGATTGTCCACATAGCAATATACATATAAATCTGAAGTATCTTCTCCTGTTGCAGTAGTAGTGTATATTGACCTCAATTCCTTTTTGGTATATGGCGCGCCAAAGTTAAAGGACTTTGTTTTGTATTGTGATACTATCGCCTCGCCATTGTCATTATATCCTATCCACGCCCTATATATCTGTCCGTTCCTGCTATCGCCAAATCTCAAAGTATCTAAAAATCTTGTCCATCTATTTACATACCAGCCAACAAATTTAACCCATTGCTGATTTTTGATATTATAGGCATAGACTACATTATTATATGTTGAACCATCCTCCGCACCGGCAAGTAAATAATAATCATCCCACCATATACCCTGTAAACTTGCCTGATTAATTGCAGAATTTGTTCCCCAATTTATTTTTAGAGAATTGACAACAGGACTTATTGAAATATCACTTGTTGCTAAATCTATTTTATACTGAACGAATTTGTAATTATTTAACCCTGATATATAATTTCCTATTGTTGCAGTATTCCAAGAAGCCGCCTCACAAGTTGCAGATGTTATTCCACTTCTAACATAAAAATCAACTGTTTGATTGTTGGTTGTATAATCACTTTCAAATAATCCATAATAAGGAGAATCAATGCCTGTGTCGTGGACTGGAGAGATGTAGGTAGATTCGGTTGGTCTTACTGCATCAATTATGCAAGTTCTTTGATATTGGTATAAATAATAATAATAATACAAATATGAATAAAAAGTTATTGAATTTGTAGCTGTAAAAACAGGAGATTTTGCACTTCCAAAATCATCGTGTAAAGTTACTGAAAAAATCACATAAATTCTTTGTCCAGTATAACTTGATGTATTTATTGTATTTAATGTCCAAGCATTTGAATTATAATATAAAGAATAGGTTGTTAATAAAACCCCTGCTTCGCTATATACATAAGCATTCCAATTATATATTGCTGGAACTACGCCAGGAAGTTCTTTGTGTGCAAGTTCTAAACTCTTTACCCCATCATAATAATAACTATAATTATATCTTGAATGACCACTAAAAATATAACTTCTTGGACTCTCATCAAAAGTTGCTTTAACTGAAATTTTTCCAGAGACAGTTGAAGTATCAATATTCGTTTTCGTATCCCCTGCCTGCCAGTCAGATTGCGTAGTCGTTAGCCAATATGCCTGTCCTGTTGACACTTGACCCATATTATCATAGCTCGGTTGTATCTTGCTTCCAATGTCGGTTAAATTCTCTCCGTCAAAAGAATATATTCCTCTATTTGAGGGAAATACAAGCGTCTTTTCAATATTTGAATTTGCATATTGACTTGCTCCGCCAAGTTCAGAAAATACAGGAACAAGGTTTGCGTCTGATATAGAACTTGCAATACTCTTTAACAACCAAGTCGTAGTCTGTGATTGGATTACTAAATAGGAAGTTATATCGTCTGCAAGTCTTGACATTGGCGTAAGAGAAGTAATCCACTCCCCAGCAGGTATAGGAATAGTTATATAATTTGTATCGCCTAAATCAACTCCGTGCCATTGTAAAGAGTGATATAATCTGTTAGGGTTAGAATGATCCGCACCGAATAAATATCCCTGCATAAATGCCATAACAACGGGCTTGACTTGTTCTGTGCCTGAATAGGTATTCATCTGTGTTCCATCCCAAGTCCTGCGATAATCCTGTCCATTAGAAAATACGCAAGTTTCTCCGCCAACAGTATCAGATATTGTGGTATAACACATTTCATAATTTGAGGTAAATCCTGAATCAAGCAAAGTAAAATTCTGCCCGTCTTCTGAATAATAAACTGAACTTTCACAATTAGTCATTAAATAACTTCTACCTGATGATTTTTCAAAATCATAAAGTCCGAATATAGCAGTTGAAACATTACTATCGCTTGATACTGTTTGCAAGTAATAAACATAAGGAGTATAAATAACTGTATCGGTTGACAAATCGGCTCTTAACTGATATTTCTGGTCTTCTGTTGATACTTGTCCATTATTTCCAATATATGTCCAAGTCGCCGCATTTACCTCTGTATCGTCATTGCCGTGCCTTTGGTAATAGACTACAGTTGTGCCTATGGTGTTGCTATCTGATTTTGTAAAGTCAAAATGCCCTAAGAAATATTTATCTGTCCTGTCAATTATCGGGCTAACCCATTGCCCCGTTAATGCCGACCTATACATATAATCAAGAGTAAAGGTATCAAATATGGGATTACAGATACTGCTTAATCCTGCGAATTTTGGGGTTAATACGGTTTTGACTTGAAAACAAGATTTTAGTGTTAAATTTAATGTGGTATTTTTATCAATCTGAATCCAACTTGAATCCTGACTTGTAATTACATTTGTCCTATAATAATAATCGGCATATCCGCCATTAAGAGTATCAATAACGGTTAAATCTTTTATCATACCAACAACCACATTGCTGTCAGTATTCCATTGTGAGATATATGTTGCCTGTGGTAGCAGATAAAATTCTTTTATATATGTCGGAGTATCGCTTGAATAGATATATAATCTAAAACTACCGGAAACAACAGCAGGAAATGTGCAACTCCAAGTTTGTGTATCTGCAAGATTAATAACCGCAACGGCCGTGTCCCACGCCCCAACAGTGCCATCCCAAAATTGTATATCAAAAGTATTCGGTGTTCCCCTAAAATCAGAACCTACCCACCCAGCACTTGCTATTGTCGTTGTTTCATATAAATCAATTTGTAAATAAGATGTATTGGAACTTGACGCCCAAAATGTTCCAAGAGTTGGTTCTGTTGCACTATCCGAAAAATCTGTTTTGCCATAATCATAAATTTTTAAATTATCTATTACTCCGTCAGCATTTCCTGTTGTTCCACCCCAACTTCCAATATATAACTTTGTTCTGCGCCATTCAGTTCCAAAACCAGAATTTGTACTACCACCCAAAAAAGTATCATTCATATAAACTGCCTGATAATAAGTAGTTCCGCCTTCCGAAAAACCACCGCTATCCCATACAAAAGCCAAATGAACTAAATCTCCTGCATTCCAAGAAAAAGAAGCAGAAGGAATAATAAGAACAATCCATACACTTCTCTGCATTTGAAAATATAAGGTATTATCGCTTTCCTTAAGCACTACAATTAAATCACCATCAGCGGTCGCTCCCCCATCTCCCAAAATTATGTGTTGCGCATTATCATCTTTATCATGAATAGGTTTATACCAAAATTCTATGCAACCACTGTCTTTTGAGTATAAATTAGTATTAGGAATGCTAAACCCTTCTGTTGTAGCATCAAACCTACAACCATTATTAAATTTGCCAGCTGCATAATCGGGAGTTCCGATAACTGTTCCTGCGACTCCTGTTTCAGGATTGACAACATTATAAGCACTTTCAAGACTACTCCACCAAGTTAAACCCGTTGGAGCAATAAAAGAACCTGTTGCAGTATCTCTATCTATTGCCATTGAGGGAGTATTAGAAATAGAATAACTATCAGAAGCCGTTGCTATGGCAGAATTGGCAGATGAGGCAATATCGGGTGTTTGAACTGTTATCTGTCCCGATACTGTCGTTGTATCACAATTTACAAGCGTTTCGGCATTATCAAGGTCAGACACAGAACCTTGAACCCACGAATCAGTTGTTGAAGACAAAGATATTGTTCCAGATGATGTGGTATAATCTACTGTCTTTGTTTCTCCTGTTGCAAAATCTGCTTCGGTAGTAAAAGTAAAAGTGTCAAAAGAATCGGAAGAGAACGCTTTTCTTAAAATACAACCTTTTCGTTTTTCGATACTGCCATCGGGATTTACTAGAACATTATCTGCTATAGTTGCATAATATGAACCTATTTTTGCTTCATCACCACTCAAATCAAGGCCCAAAAACTTATCAAAATTTTGAGGAGTATACTGTATTGCTTCCTGTGCATTAATAAAAGATGTTAAAATACAAAAAATATATAAAACAACAATCTGTTTTTTCATTAAACCTCTCTTTATTTTATTGTCCTTGCATTGGCGGCATACTTTGCTGGGTTTCATCTAATTGAACTGTTGTCAATCTTGCTACTTCTTCATCAAAATCTTTTTTAGCACTTGCCTTATTTGTTCCGGCCATTGCAGTTTGATCATCTGCAGGAGTAAATAAATATATTCCTCCAAATTCAAGCACAGAATCACTTGGTATTGGGGAAATATCCTCATTGTCCATTAATCTTATAGCTTTGGGCCAGTATGTATAAGGTATAATCTTTCTTGCAGATGGCGCGCCATGAAATCTTACTTGAAAAAGGCCCGGAGGATCTATTTTATATTTTTTCGTTGTTGCCGTCACATCTCCAAAGTTTCTTTCAATTGTGATGCTTATTACACTACCAACAGCAGTTATTTTATATAATTTTCCATAGGTGTCTATTTGTATATATCTTCCTATCATAGTATTATCCCACGAAGTTCCTAATCCCACAATTGCATTGCTGCCATTTGTGGTAGTTATTGTTCCTGTGTCATAATATGAATCTGTTCTTACTCCCAACATCATTATTTTAGTCGGTATACCGTCTGTCACTTGAGCAGATAATAGATAATTTTGATAATCAACATATGTAGTCAAGACCTTTATATTTTTAATAACTGCCATTTCTTTAAAGTCTTCGGGCATAGTATAAGTATCATAGTAAATTTTATATGTTAATAGTGCGCCTCCGGTATGGATATAGTTTGTTTCAAGTGTCAATGTTGCGCCATCTGTAAATGATTTTATCCTATAAACCTGTTCTCCATCAGTTCCATCTGTTATAATGATCTTCTGCCCTGCCATATCTCGTGTCCACACAGTTCCTGCGCCTGTCAAGGTTGCTGAATCTTGAGTTGCTGTGAGTGTTCCTGTGGAATAAAGAGGTTTTGTCGTTAAATATCCCTTTCTTGGCATCCAGGGCATCTTATATTGGTATACAAGACCTTGGGCATGGTTAATATAAGATTTTACAAGAGGAAGGGCTTTTTTATTCTCTTGCAGGTTATCTATACTAAGATTAAATTTCGCCAAAACATTTTTCTGTAATTCATAATAGGTTATCATTTTACCTCTTATCCACCATTGTTTTTATTTCTCCGACTTCACGATTTATTCCATCTATTTTATCAAATATTTTTTCTAAATCCTTAGTATGTTTTTCAATATCTTTTTTTGCTTCTTTCATTTCTCCCTGCAAAGTAGTAAGACAATTACTCTCAATCTTATCAAGTCTTGCATTATTATCTTTTATGTTATCTCTTGAAAAAAGAAGATTTAATAATGCAATACCCACACTTGCAATTGCTATTACTATTGTTATCATTTGAACTCCTTATTTATTTTATTTCAACGGGAACTACAACTGATTTTTTGATTGTCTTTTTAATATCAAGTGTGAACGTGTCAGAAGAAAGAGTTATTGTATTATCTTTAACTGAAATCTTTACACCCTGGTAATCCAATTCTTTGACATAATTTGTTTTGGTTTCTTCGTGGATAATATATTTATCAACGATATCAATATGATGATAAATTGGCATATATAATCTTTCTGTTGCAAAAGAAATACAAGGAATAAAAAAAAGTAAAAATAAAAGTTTTTTCATAAATCTCCCTTTATTTGGATAAATAAAATATTACTGTCTTCATACCACTACCAACAGTAATCGCACAAGTATTGTCAAATATCATTGGTGAAGTAAATGGTACATAATTTGTTTTCGCAACAACTTCCCACATAGGCAATCTCTCTTTATTACTTGCTCCATCCACCATACTTAAACTTGTGCTATTTACTGTGTTATTAACACTAATGAGAACACCATAAATCTTAAATCCTGCACTATAATAACTGTCTGATTGTAAATTTACTCTGCTTATAAGAGGTGTTAGAGTATTTGAACTCCCCGTAGTCAAATAAGCATACCATTGGATATATTGATTTTTATCATAAGTTGATGTTCCACTTGTATATGAAGTCCAAGCACTTGTGGGTGGATTTGTAGAACCTGACCTATAAAAATAAGCGATAGTTTCCATACCTGTTGATTGGCTATCTGAAAAAGTTATCGTGAAATAATAAGGTGTGATTGTCCCAGAGGTTGTCCTGTCAAATACTATTGAAGTTATTGTTCCTGCGGCATTTGCGCCCAAACCTTGTGCAACCCTTGAATCTATTCCTATATAATCTGTCAGATGTGAAGAATCAATATAGGTTGAAGATAAGGTTTGAAATGCAGGGGTATTTGCATAAGTTTGTGTAGAGCCAATCGTAGTCGGGAATAAAACTTTATTACCTGTACCTATGATCGTTGTTTCAAGATATGTTTTATCAACAACATTTGCTTGTACTGGATCTGTATTGGTTGAATCAATTTTAACTAAAGGTCTGGGTGCATAAACCATTGTATATCCACCTACTAAACCACACGCTGTTTCTGCACCATTAGAATGTGCAATAACTTTAATATTTGCAGTATTACCTACTACTATCAGTTCTATGCCACAAATATCATTTGGCGACCAATATACTCTTGGATGAACATTTAATAATTGTCCTTCTAATTCATCAACAATCTGTTTTGCAGATCTATTTTTACCAGGTACAAGATAAGCAGTATCTATAATACCATTTACAGCAACAAAAAGTTCTGTATTTGTTGATGTAATTGTGAAAACACCAGAACATGTCCCGGATATGGCAGCTACTCCTGTTTTATCATTATCACTGTCTTTTGCAAGTCCCTGGATGTCATAAGCAAAACAATTTATTGTACCTATCATTAAAATTGTAACCACTACACATAAAAATAACTTCCTCATTTTTCCTCCCTAACTGTTATTTTGTGTCCTTCTTATAAGTGCGTTAAATTTTTCTATCGGATCTTCAATCGCCTTTACTTTTTCTGGTGTTCCTTCTTTAAATTGTGGAAGACAGTATTTACATAATTGCATATTATTAAATTTTTTTATAAGCATGGTTGTATTTCCACAATTTTCACAAGTACCATATTGATCTATTTTTTCACTCACTTTATTTCCTTTTAATATAAAAAAAGCGGGTAAGTTTCCCTACCCGCCAATTTTTATGGATTTATTGTTAATTGTCTTGTTCTATACCATATTTCTAAATTCATTGAAGCATTCGGTGTCCCAGACGGAGTATATGTGTGATATGTTCCATTTATTGTTACTGATGTCGCATTGACATTTGCCGCATTCTCAATAACTTTAAATACAGTATCGCCATAAGGATCGTGTGATAAACCAAACTTATTATCAACACCAATAGAATAACTATCAACACTGCCCACATTGTTGTTAAATGTAGCAAGAAAACCTGTTGAAAAAGTTATTGTATTGACCTTTGAAAAAGCAACATTTCCAACACCACTATTGCTTGATGTCGTGATAGTTGTCGTTCCTGCTTGAATATTTTCAGATACATAGTTTCCCATAGCGTTAATTCCGTAAACGGTTATATAGATTGTATTACCCGGATTTGAACTTGCGGCATTTGGACTTTCTGTGCATTGCCAAGTAATATTTCTTGGATATGCAGGTTGAGTTGTAAGAGATATGGTTACTGTGTTACTATACAAAACTACGGTATCTATCAAAGATGTTGCTGTGCAAGAACCATAATTTTTTGCTATTGGTGCTAACCATTGCTCACGAACAACCATATCAACACCAGTGTAAATATTTCCATCCTCATCTATTTTAAACAAAGATGTACCATTCAAATCTTGAACTTCAAGTACAGGGCTATCACTTCCGTTATTACTGTCTTCAGCTGCAAATAACCCACTACTCATCTTGGAATGGCTTGCATATACAAACTGTGCAACCAAAACCAGGAGCATCATCGCTATTATGATCGATATTCTTTTCATTTAAGTCCTCCTCCTGAATACTGTCATGGCCCCGGGCTTTATCCCAGGGCCACTTCAGATTATTTTTTAAGAAGTTGCATAGTTTGCCGCTACAACCTGGCGCCAGTTCTTTACCATAATACCATATCTCATATAAATACTCATCTTATAGAGTTTGGTTTCTTTATCTTCCCACAAATCAAATTCCGGATTTTCTCTCATGTAAAGAACAAATCCACCCATTTTCGTATTGACAAGTTGCCACTGATCGGCATCGGTCAGATAATCCCAATAAACAGGTTGAACAAGGTTATTCATTACATTAATGGCCCTGTTTGCTGTATCAGGTTTATCCTGCGATTTAAGTATCTCGTCAACAGTAAATTTCAATGCCGGGCTGCAAAGCAGGATATTCGGAACATTGCGCATAATACTGTCATCCTCTTTCCTATTATTATATACAGACATTCTGTTGTAAGCTGTCTGTAGGTTTGTGATGCTTATATTCAAGGCACCAAGACCATTATAATAATTGGTATTACCTTTTGATGTATGATAGGTTCCATTGGCCGCAAATAAAGCCTTGCCATCATAAAGCATATTTCCAGTACCAGGATCGATAACACCTGCAATGGTGTTATTAAAAATATCGTGTCCTGCTGTGTATCCGCCATAATTGAATACTCCGGCGCAGAAATCCTCAATAGTTTCCTCTGCATCAATTGCCCACTGTGACATTTGAGATTTAAGGAAATTTGAGAGTTTCTGTGTATCTTCGGCTACTTCCCTTGTGATCGTTTCCATCTTGGCAAATGCGCGTATCTTGCCATAGGTAATAAATCCTTCTATCGGAGATTTTTCTTTGATTTTACCAGTAGAAGTCTTTTCATCGAGTTTTCCAGTTCCAATAGCAGATGTTGATTTCTCGTACAGAGCCGTGGTTTTCTTTACTGTGAATACTTCCGTATATTTCTTGGGCTGTTCATCATATGATTCCCAATACCAATCATATGAATCCTTTCTTAAAGCTTCAGGAAATGATGATTCAGTCGTTGTCGCCATGTTATTGTCCTCCTTAAAGTTTTATAGTTTAATCGTGATTGTTTCATGTGGAACATTTTCTTATGCAATTGCTGTGATGTAAACGGTAACAGGGTTCATGTGAACATAAACCAACTGATTTGTGATGTCAACATCTACTATAATCAGATAACCTTCATTGGCTTCGCCAACATCAGCATACTGAATATTTGAAGTTGTGACAAGATCACACTTTTTGCCTCGCATAGTTGCAAGAACTGCAGCATCCGCAGGTATACAATATACTGAACTAAAAGATACATCAACCATAAGATTTGAACCACCTTCTGTTGAAGATGCTGTAAATGCTCCGCATTCAGCCCAACCAAAAATAAAAGCACCAGAATCTGGGTTATTACCCGATCCTGCTACTTCTATCCTTCTTGATGTATCAAACCATACGAAATGTCCACCCTGATTTGAGAATACTTCACTTGCGCCCACATCAACTGGGCCAACCAATTGCCTATTTCCATACTGATACCCATGCTTTATCATGGGATTTTTTGCGCCTATTTTATTTGCCATCTTATTTTACCTCTCTTTTTTATTTCTGTCCATAAAAAAAAGGACAGATTAAAAGTTTGGTAGCATAGGGGCGATGCCCTATACTTACCTTTTTTATTACTTTTAACTCTATCCTTGTTTTACGCCATTTTAACCCGCTGGCGAGAGGGTTGTGGATAGTTCTTTAAATCAATTGTTTACTACTTAATTTCTTTTGCCTTCTCGGAAGTTAAACCTATAAATTTATACTCCCTGGTTCCTTCAAGCCTATTACCTTTTACTAAAGGTATAATGCCTGTGGCTTTCTGTATCTTCTCGGCCTCGATAGGATTGTCGGTTATATATTCTGCTTTAGCCGATGCTTTCACTACTGTTGGTTCAACTGCAGGCGGTATTGCTCCAATGTTAGGAGCTACTGATGCCGCAGGTGCTACTACTTTTTTAATTTCTTTTTTCTTTGCCACTTTTCCTCCTATTTCTTTTTTCTTGCATCCAATCTTGCCTGTCTTTTATAGATAACCTCGGCAGCTGCCTCTACACTTATTTTCATATCTCTTGCGGCCTCTTCTATTTCCGGGGTTATAAGTACTGTTTTTCCTGCATTGCTTCCTGCACTCTTCCCGAGTTTAACCTCTCCTATTATTTCTCGGTGTTGTTCTATAGATGTTTTTGCTTTTCTCTCGGCATCCCTGTAAATATCGTCTATGTGTTTGCCGAGCACGAGACTTATCGCCTCTTCTACTATATTGGGCATCATTGCACTTTCTAGACTTATGTGTTGTAGATGACCTTCCATCTCCTCAACATATTTCGGGTTTTCAAAAAACTCTTTATATTTTGGCGAATCTTTAAGGAAATGTTTTTGATTTGTAATATTTGTATTTGCATTTACATTCATATTCCTTATTTGTTCTGCTTTTACGGCCGCATCTATTGCAGCCTGATTTTTCTTTTCTATTTTTGAAAGAGCGCCATATGTCAAACCTGTTTCTTGATCGATATCATCAGGATTATGTTCTGGAGTTTTCGGAGTTCTTGCAGCATCAAGTTCAGCCTGATGTATTCTGTTTGCTTCTGCAAGTCTTTCGTCTGCTTCTTGTTTTATTCTTACTGCTTCCATTCCTCGGTTATGCCAAGGAACACCTTTTGAATCTAAAACAGGGATGTTGTTTATACAAAAATTTCCTTGATCATCTTTTGTATATTCAACACCGTCTTTTACTACTTTTCCTTCCGCTGCAAGTCTTTCTGCTTCTGCTTGAGCCTGATTTGCCGCTTCAAGTACTCCTTGCTCTTCCTGATTTAATTCTTCACCTGCTTCTTGTTTTGCTTGTACTTCTTCGATTGTTACACCCACTGGTTCCTCCTTTTTGTTCACGCTCTCTTACCCTCAAGCGATGGGATTAGGAGATCTTTTATTTCTGCGCTTATTATAACATACTTTTATTTTGTTGTCAAGTATTTTTATTTTTTATCTTCTTTTTTAATTTCTTCTCCTGCTTGGATAAACTCCGGAGCAATTTGCAATACTTGTTCCAATGCTTGAATGATTCCCGAGATAAAAGTATCAACTACAATACTTCTCTTTTCGTTTGGAACATGCGCAAGAGTCCAATAATATCCCTTAATTTTTTCTTTTATAATCGTATCAAGTGTTGTTTTAACAGGATTATTTGGATGATCTATGAATATCTTCGCATATAATTCTGTCTGCTCTTTTGAAAATTCTGTTATGCTACTCACACCACTTGCCAAATCTTTTAAATCTATTTCTTCTTTTTTATTTTTCATTGACCACCTCCCGGTTGTCCACCACCTGCCCCACCGCCTGCATTTGCTGCTGCAGCGGCCTGTTCCTGTGCGAGTCTCAATTTCTCTTGTATTTCTTTCTTTTTATTGTCAGATAATAATTTATCTGCTTCTTTTGCCCAATCTTCCGACCAATATGACATTATATTTTTCAAAAATGCCCATTGGATGTCTATATCCCCGGCAATGAGAGGATGTTGCCCAATCATTTTGAAAAGTGTATAACTATTCTTTGATTTTTCAAATGTTGCCACACTCTCAACAGCTGTCTTATTATCAAATTTAGCTTTAGCTCTCATTTCGCGCTTTGATATGCTTTCAAATCCCATATCGGCGCGATAATCAGCCTCTTTTGTGTTTGTAAATTGATAATGATCGCTTTGTATCTGATAGGCAAGTTCTTTCATGCCGAAACTATATTCTTTGACATAATCACCTATATTCACATTGCTCTCGGCAAGCAACAGTTCTTCTTTTCTTGCCGGGCCTGTAGGATCTTGTTGGTTTACCTGTCCGGACATAGCATACTGCGGAATACCAGACAATAATTCAACTTCCCTAGAATTATGTGATTGCATAGTCATGCTTGAACTTGGGATATCACTTGTTTTTAGTTCTGTGATTTCTCCATCTACCTTGGTTGGAATATTTGCTCCTGGAAAGAATTTATGTTTCTTTGGATCATAGGGAGATCCCGGCACAACTTTCTGCAACCATGCCCTTACAATTGCCTGATCCCAAGCATTTGATACTTGATTTACTGTTTTATCCTGTGCACAGTTTATTGATTTAAGTTTCCTTCCGAGACCACCCATATAAAATCCATATCTGTGTTCGGTAGTCCTAAATATTATAAAATATGTACGATTGTGTGTATATGGGAATTTGATACCACGCAGGTATAGATTTTTACCTGCAGCGCCTTTGGCAAACCAAAATACACTTTTTTCATCCCGACCATCACTATTGTAATCATATCTTACAATACCCTCAAACACTTCAAACTTTTTACCGGGTTCTTTTTCATTTACTTTGAGGAGGTCATCAACATTGTTAAAAAATCCTGATTTCTTGGCTTCTTCGAGTTCATCTCGTGTCCATTCCTGTCGCTCTATGTTATACCATGCTTTATTTTCGTCTGTGGTGCCTTCCGGGTAATACATATTCTTCGGATCTATCCAGGTTCCCTTAGTGCCATTGAATTCATCCCGATATTGTTCCATCAACCATATTTTCTCGCCAGATGATGGGATTGCCTCAATATTCCATTTGTTTGTAGTCTCATCATAAAAATTTTTAATTAATGCTTCAACTGATTTTATGCCAGACAATTTAAATATGTACTGTGGATATTTTTCCAACACATTAGGATAATTACGCAGGAGTTCTTGTGGGGTTTCGTAGCATATGATTTCTTCCCTAACTTCCCCGGGATCTGCATCCCATGCGCATTTCAACACACCAAAGTTTAGCATAATAGCATCATATTCAAGGTTGCGGCTTATTTCTTCGAGTTTCATCTCATTTCGGGCTATACTGTCAAGCCACTTTTCCTGTTTTTCAGCTATTTCTTTGGTGCTATTACCTTCCGGAGATACATCCCAAATGCGACCTGTATAGAAAAATGACTTATGCAACCTTGGCTTTAATCTATCAACGGCTATGGTTGTGTCGCCTGTGCGTCGCTTACTCGCGCCTTCCCAGGGCCAGTCTGTTTCCAAATCTTCCATGAGATAACGGCTTCGGCAATATTTCTCATGTTCTATAAACTCCTGGCGCTCTTCATTGGTTGGCGCACTATCAATTTGTTTCATCAATAAATCTGCAATGATTTGTTCTGTTTCAGGTTTCAATTTCAATCTTACAGCCTGTTCCGCAGGTTCTGGTTCAGATATCTTTTTTAATGCGTATTCTTGATCTTCCTTCAGTTCAATTTTTGCTTTTTCCACTTCTACCTCCTCGTTTATCTTTTAGTATATTCATATCTCCCTTTATTTTTATCGTGCCATGACATGGGCAGTCAAAAGTCTTTCCGGTGTCAATCTTTGTATGCTCAAAAAATTTACCTTGTTTTTTTGGTTCTTTTTCTTCTTCCATAGTCCACTCCTTCTAAAAATGCTTTTTGTATAGATAAGTATGTATAGCAAGTTCCTCGCGCAAGACATCGATCTCTATCTTTTGGAAGAACTTTGAAACAAAATTTGCACCAATTATTTTTTTCTACCACATGGACCTTTTTTACCACTCATTTCTTTTTTCCTTTATCGCCTTTGTGATGTTCCGATTTCAAACCTGTGGACTTAACACATATACCAAAGGCTGATGATTTATCTTTTCCTTGAGCCATTACCTGTTTCACGCATGACATTAATTTTTTAGGCATCTATCTTTTTCTCCTTTTATGGTTCGACTTTTTCCTCTTCTTTTTGAAGTGCTGCCCGGGTGCCATCTGGCAAGAGTATACTTCCAGGTTTATAATCTACTATCAATTTTAGGGCATCCGCTAATATTCGATAGCACAATTCTTTATCCTCAAGCAATCCTCCCATTACTGTCTGTCCCTTTTCATTGATACCGATATTTAATACTGCCTTTACTTTTATTGGTTGTCTTGCTCCCCATCCCATTTTAAACCTCCTTTTTTGCCACTTTTGCAAAAAGTGGGTATTTAAGTACTTAGTATTTGTATTTAGTCTTTACTATAATAATTTTTTTAATTGTTTTGCATTACTTCTTTCTTTTCTTTTCTTTATGAAACTTTCTTTTCTTTTCTTTCTTGAAATCGTTGGCGAAAAAGCAAATTATCGTTGGCGTAAATGTAACCCCCCCCCCACTTATGCATTCACTTTCTTGCTAAATCTTTCCTCAAAAGTTTGATACAATCCTTCTGTTTCTTGTTCCGGGGAATATATCTCTGCGCCTAATCCCTCAACACCTAATCCCAGAGATATTACACAGTCATCATGAAAACCTATCGGCGCGCCATAATGACCTTTTTCGTCTATGTCAAAGGCTTCGAGTTCTTCCAACATCTCGGGTATTCTTGGGTATGTTATTCTGCGGTCTTCTATGGCAAGGATTAACTTTTCTACTAGTTGTTTCTTTGATGTTTCCGTGAATTTATATCCGCGCACTCCCAAATTCATATGTTCAAGGTCTTGTTCTATTGGATCGCCTACTCCGGTTGAGTCTATGATTATAAACGCATTGTTATATCTTTTTGCCATTGCAGCGATCTTTTCTTTTTGGAATGACCAGTCTATTTTCTGAAAACGCTCAAATGCCACTACTTGACGGGTATCGCAATCAATAACTGTCAAAACTGTCCAGTCAACCTTTCGGCCCAAGTCTACGCCCATCACATATCTATGCCCTGCAAGCGCAGGTTGAAGTATACCTGCAATAGCCTCGTTTATGCGCTTGATTACTCCGCCGCCTGATATTAAAAACTCACACATCATCTCCTGTTGGAATAAGTGTTCTGGCATATTTTCTTTTGCTTCTATCAAATCTTGGGCCGTAAACACTCCACTCTTATCTGCCCGGATTACTTTGTGTATCCATTTCAATCTTTTTGCTTTCTCTAAATATTCCCATCCTACATTACGACCTTTTGGTGTGTAAAGATACATTACCCATCCGTGATTTTCTTGGATAATCGGTTGTATAATTTCCTCTCTCATCATATTTGCGGTTTTCATTGTGGCAAACTCATCAAGCACCCAACCTTTACACCCCATGCCGCGCCATCTATCTGGTTGATCAGCTCCGCCTATCTGCAATACTGAACCTGATGTAAACTCTGCCACTAGTTCTGTTTCGTTGAAAGGTTTCGCAAGAATTTCTCCGGGCATATATGTCTTCAACATCTTGGGATCTCGCCACAATACAGCTTTGGCTTGCTTAAAAGTTGGGAATATATGCGCATAGGTATCTTTTTTATGGGATGCTGCTTCTCTCAATTCAAGGTTTAAAGCTATAGTTGTTTTTCTTCCCCTGCGGTGGACTACATATAAAAAGTTTTGTGCATCGGGATTATTGTCAAAATCGGTGAGGGCTTCTTCGCCCCATGAAGGTAGGCGCTTATAAAAATCTGGGATAGGTATTTGGATCTGGCTCATTTATTTTCCTCTTCGGTTTTTGATTGCCGGGCTTTGCCGTGATAGACAAGATTGATGATTGTTTGCAATCCTTTGCCATTGGCTTCTATTTTCTCTGTGAAACCTTCGGCGATTTGGTGAAATAATTTAAATCTGGGAGCATCGCCCTCTTGAATTGTCTTGCGGATAAATGAAGCATTGACATCCGGGGTTGCTTTTTTCATCCACGATTTCCACGAAGCTGATACACGATCCTGATAATCTGGCAACTTCTGCCACTCTGTTAATGTATTAGGGCCTTTAATATTAAATTTCTTAGCAAATTCTACATTTGTTTTTATTTGCAGCAATTCAAGTATAACTTCATCGTGAAAACCCCATGCTCTTTGCAATTCTTCTTTGGGTTTACCTCGTATCAGCGAGGGTAAAGACTTCCACAATATAAACATTTCATAGTCTTGTTCTTTATATGGTTTTTTATCACTCTTTTTCACTTTTTTCATATTCCTCCATTTCTGATATATAGTTATAACATATTTTCATTCAAATGTCAAATTAATTTTATCCCCATAACAAAAAAAGACCCACCCCTTTTTAATGAGGCAGGTCTTCTTTTAGTTTGATTTATTCTATGCGTTTCTTTTATCTTTTAATATTTTTATCCAAATTTGAGCTTATAATCGCACCTATGGTTATTCCTAATCCAACTCCTATGATTGTGGTGATGAGATTATTTTTTCTTTCAACTTCTCTATATTCAGATACATAACCCATAACATATTCGGGATCTTGCCCAAAACAATCCGGGTTATAATAGGATTTTTGTGAAGAATAAAACACAATTCCTGTACCTATTACTGATCCAAAAGTCATGCCACCACCAAAACCAAATAACATGGTGCCTACTGCTGTACTTCCACATGTCAATGCTCCACCCACTAAACCATTACCTATGGCATTAAGTTGGGCATCTCTTGCTCCGTCTATCTTACCCACTTCATATTGATCTACTTCAACTGTTATTGTTTCTGATCTCAAAAATCCTACTGGCAAGATAATCATTAAAAACATTAAAATCATGCAAATAATCTTTTTCATATATTCTCCTTTTTTGTATTCCTACACCCTTTACCTTATTTCTTTTTCTTAATCGTGGATTTACGATATTTATCTATTGCACACTTGACTACCTTTGCACCTTTCTTTGTTAAACGCAAGTTTTTCTTTGTTGCTTTTATGTCTATCGTTGCAGGTTTCAATGCATGCTCTCTTTTTTCCTTTGGCAGTTCCAGGCGCTGCACAATTCCCTTTGCTATCGCCTGTTTCTTTGTCAAGTATTCTCCGGTTGCTTTATATATTCCCATCTTGTCTTCTGGCCTTGTAATCGTAATCCCGCGCTCTTCCAGTCGCTCAAGTGTCCAGTTGAAAAGTTTCGGCACTGCTGTGTCCTTAAATAATTCGTTAATTTCTGCCCGAGTTGCTCCTTTCCTTAATGTTTCAAGCAATCTCTGGCGCACTCCTGGGCCTTTGTCCACTTTCTCCAGTTCCTTTTTTGGTTCTGGTGTCATGGCTATTGCTTTTTGTTCTTGTATATCTTGGTTCGGTATAGGTTCAAAATCGTTCCCCACCTTATACTTCTGTCCGGACTCGCCCATTACTATTACAAAATCTTTACCTTTGCTTAAAATAGTTGCTTCTTTACCCTTTGGCCCTAAAAACTTATGCCCTACTTCCATCTCTTTTACCTTCATTTTATCTCCCAGGTTCTTCCCTGCCTGCCTTGTGGTCAGGTCTTGTGGGTTATTTATCAATCTGCAAGTATAATAATGATTTGTAAGCATTGTCCAGTGTATCGTTCCATCGTCATTCCAATTTGCATGTCCAGTGAAATAACTAAAATCATGTATGCTAAAATCCTTGATGTCTGCTTTCGCCCATGTGGTTTTACCACAGTTGGTTGCATCATCATGCGCATAATCATCTGTTAATATCTGATCACATTTTATCTCTATATTTCCTTTTTCTATCTGTTTCTTCAGCCAATCCCTTCTTACAGTTTTACCCATTTTTCCTCCCAGACCTTCTCTGTTTTCCTATATAACATTATATATGATATTTTTTATAAGTCAAGTAAAAAGTAAGAATAATGATATTTTTCTTTCTTTTAAGTGGTAGTCTTACCTTGGGATGGTTGGTGATCGTGGCTCCTGGGGCTTCTGTGGGGATCAATTCTTTGGTTTTTAATCAGATTAGGTTGGCGTGCTACCTTATTTCAAGGTTTCATTTTACTCTTTCACCTTTAACACTATGGGGCGTTAGCCCCTGTGGGATTCGAACCCCTCCTCCAACCCATCTGTATCAATTACTTCCTCCATTTAGTATATTTTATAAGGATTCTGCGGATAATCTGGCTTACGGCCATTGTTTCCTTGTTCGCCTCTTTGGATAGCACATTGTATGTCTGTTCCGGGATTGCTATTGCTAGTTTTATGAGAGGTGTATCACATAATAACTTTCTTCCTTTTTTCACTAGAACCTCCTATTTTTTGCTTTCTATTTCCATCTCGCCATAAACTCCATCTCTTGTTGTATATGTCCATACTTCACCATTTGTAATTTATCTGTCAAAATAACTTTGCATTATAAAAATAAGAGCACCCAAAAAGCATATAAATAACATCAATACTATCTCTATCACTGTATATGCCCTCCTGCTACCATTTGATGTAATGCTTCCCTTGTCAACTTGCATTCGCCCTTCCATCTGGTTGTCCACCATTTCTTCCTATGGGGATTGACATTTTGTAAAGCATTCCCATATTCTAAGTTTCTTTTGTCATGTTCATACCAAGATTGTTGAAAAACTTCGACATAATCCATATTACTTTGTTGTTGCAGTGCTGGATTTAAACTACAATTATGACAATTATGGTTTTTATCAAGCCAAACAAAACTTCCGATGCCACAGCCTTCGCATCTTTTATCCATTAAGCCTCCTTTTTTTAACTAAATTAAAATATTTATTTGCCAATTTTCCACCCTTAACAAAAAGCTTCCAAAATTTTTCTATCTTTTTAGATTTTCTCTCTGTTATTTTTTTATGTTTTTCATACCAATTATTATCAATCCATTGCAATAATTTTCTGATTGGATGATGGATTAATTTACAATACCAACAGTCACAGTAATACCAAAGTGTTTTATCGGGTTTTGAATCGCTAAATATCATAATTGCACCACATCTCGGACATTTCATTTAACCTCCTTTCATATATTCATCCACGATTTCTTTTGCTTGTTCCAAATTCCATGCTACGGCATATTTATATCCTCGTTCCTCTGCCATTTTCTGCCACTTCTTTTGATAATCGCTCTGTGTTCCTCCTTTTGATTTCATTTCTAAGTGTAAACCATGATATTTAAGGCGAGGTTCGAATATCTCTATGTCCGGTGTCCCGGGGCAATATCCCATCAGTTTGAACATAAGGGCGATCATCTTTGGAAGTTTTATTCCTTCTGTAGAGGATGTCCAGAGCATCTGTGGATATTGATAGTGCAACCATTCAGCCACTTGCATCTGGATGCTTGATTCTAGGGGTGTACCATCTTTCTTGAGTCTATTAAACCATCCCCGATTACTTCTTCTTCCCCATTGCCTTCCCATTCTTTTTCTCCTTCGGATTATTACTTACTTCTATTTCTGCCGTCTTTCCTGTTAGTTTCTCCCATCGCGCCACAATGACATCACAGTACTTGGGATCGAGTTCAATCGCATAGCATATGCGACCTGTCTGCTCTGCACTTATTAGTGTGCTACCCGATCCTCCAAATTGCTCTAGGATGATCTGACCGCGCTCTGTGCTATTGTTTATGGCCCGGGATACTAGTTCTAGGGGTTTTTGAGTTGGATGAACCATCTGGTTTCCTGCCCGGCGCTTGATTTCCCACACATCTGCTTCAAATCTTGTTTCCTTGAAATAATGCTTACCACCGTTCCAGCCATACATTATAGGTTGGGCTTTCTTCTTTCCTGTGTCTTTCTTGGCACCTTTTAGGATCATCTCATGCTTGTGTCTATAATCTCCCCATCCCATACTTGTGACATTTTTAACCCAGATTATAGGGGTTGAGAAATTCATACCTACAGCCTTGATTGTGTATAAAAATATTGGATATGAGGAGTACCCACTGCATATGTAAAAACCCCCCCCTGTTTTAAATGCTCTTTCATTTGTGTCATAAATCCCATTACGAATTCCACTTCTGGGTTAAAATCATCTTCTGGGTTGGTTTCCAGGTCAAATACTATATCTAATTCCGAACCCTCGAGCATCTCTTCATCGAAATTAGCCAATAGGTCATAATTCCATTTACCGATATTCTTATTAAGGCGCAGATTCAATTCCTGCTCGCGCTTTAGGTCTGGTATATCCACATATACCACAGGTACTTCTATAATGCCCATATCCTTGGCTACCTTTACTCGGAAATGTCCTCCAATGATGATATTTTTCCTTTCCTTAGAACCATTTACAATGATTGGATCTACTACTCCATACTTCTCAATACTTTTGCGCAGATCATCCACATCTTTCTGCTGGGCCTGCCGGGGATTGTAATCTGCTGCCTTTAAAATATCAATAGGAACCATTACTGATTTTATTTCTTTACTTTTCAATTTTAACCTCCTTTTCCAATATCATCAATCCATATTTCAGTATCTTCTCTTGCAAACGATTAAAAACTATCGTATATTTTTTCCCTTTTGCTATTGGTGTTAAAAAAGATATGTCCATAGCATATTTTCTCAATGCCTCATTTTGCTTTTTATCCATTATGCCTTTCATTAAGCGAGTAGCCCAATCAAAACTTTTCATTTCCATTAATTCCTTGATTAATTTTATTCCGTCTTGTTCATTTAATACAAGTTTCATTTAACCTCCCTTCAATATTCCGTTATCAACAGTATGAACACAATAAGCATTATTACATACTCAATTATTCTCTCTGTCATAGATTACTCCTTACTTTGTATCTTGTTGAAGTCTTTCTGTTCTAACTTCTTTTATCACTTGCTCTGTTGCTGGATTTAATAAAGGATTTTTCATTCTATCCTCCCTTCGTGTCGTAAAATGGCTATGGCACAACACATATTTAAGTCTTTATCTTCTGACAATCTTCGCCATAATCCATTTGTTTGACCACCATTTTTTTCAATAAATTTATAAATAAAACAAGTTTTATTTAGGATTATTTGATAGCAACCATTGTTTCTTATCCACTCCAACATTTCCCTTAATCCCGCATCTTCATTACAAAAGTAAGTCATATCTTCGGGTTTATAAATAATACCATCTTTTGCCCAATATGATTCTTCATTATTTTCGCAGATATATAAATATCCTAATGCTTTTGCTACTAATGAATCTGCCCTACAACTATCCTTTACTGCTAATTCTTTAAACTCTTGTTCTGTTAGCACTGTCATAACAATTCCTCCTTTCTTAATTTAATAAAACACTTTTTACAAAAGTAATCTATTTCTTGCCTATCATATTCTTTACTGTAATATCTTCTTACACCATAAAAAGTTTCCTTTGTTATTTTTACCTCACATATTAAACATTTTCTATTTTCGGGAATAATCCATTGTCTACCAAACTTATCTATAACAAACTCTTTCTCTGTTAGTTTCACAGTTCCTCCTGTTATACCATATTGAATAGGATTGCCATTATCATCATATCCATTTGGCTTAAATTCTTTCTCTGTATATGTTTTCATTTATCCTCCGTATAAAATATTTTAGTATCTGCCTTAACTTGTAAATATCTGCAATTTATTGGTATGGTATCGTCACGATCTAAATACATAATAGAAGTATAGGGTATTGTATCATTTAACACTTGAGATAACATCTCTTGTTTTTGCAACGATTTTTGATAAAGTTTTATATTAGAATTTACAATATGAAAGTTAGTTAATAAAGAGGACAATAAAACTGCAATTAAAAGAACTTTCTCTGACATTTTAGGCATTTATGCCTCCAATAGTTTTTCTATTATCTTTAATTTTAGAAAAAAGTAAATTACCTAAATCTCTTATCTCAATTACTTTTGACATTGCTTCAAGAAAACTTATTTTGCGAACATTGTTCCAATTTATACAAATCTTTTTATTCTTTTTATCTTTCATCTCTCCCTCTGACATTTTAGGCATTTTATTTCTCCTTCAAATATTTAATTATCGCTTCGAACTTTTCCTTACTTGCGTGTCTACTTTTTCTAAAATATACAACAGGGTAATAAATGTTTGGTTCTTTAAAAGCATATATGCCTCGTGGAAGTTTTCCATTTTTTTCCATAAAAGATATTTTAAGTTCTTTCATTTTACCTCCCGTTTATTAACTCCTCTAATTCTTGTTTTATATCTTTACCATTTATTTCATTCCCTAAACAATCCCAACCTTCTGTTTTCTGTCTTGCAAAAAGTTCTATGCGTGGAAGATCGCCAACTAATTGAATAATTTTATCTCTTACTATTTCTGGTTTTACGCTGTGTTTTGTTCTTGGAAACATAATCGTGCTTGGTATAGAATGACTTAAAATATTTATTTTACCCTTTGTGCCTATTAAACAAATTTCTGCATTTGATTTTGTATAATAACCCATTCCATCCCTGCGTGGCAAATAATCTCTACCTGTTTTAATCCAACAAAAACCCAATGTTTTATATTTAAAACCCCACGCCTTTATTACATCTAAAGATTCTTTTAAGTTTGGAAATGTAGCCCACATAAAAAGGATACAGTTTTTATCAGATAGTTCCCTAATTGGTAAATTGCATATTTCAGATACGGGCATAGTTGGATAATGTTTGTCGGCTGAATAATTATATTTCATTGGATGTTCTTTTGTTATTTTATAATATTTCCACGGCGGATCTGCATAGATTATCTGATATTTTTTCACTTCCCCTACCCCTCATTCTTTATTTTATACTTAAAGCGGTATGGCTCTTGTAAGTCAAGTCTGTTATCTTACGGGAATTTGTGTCGCCGACTTTAACGCACTTCCCATCCGCTCAATCACTTTGGCTTTTCAGCCACAAGAGCCATTGACCGCCTATTTTCCACTCTGATTAGTGGTTATTTTTTTATTTCTATTTTTCCGTCAATTACTTGTGGCGGTAAAAATTTATCCCTTTTGGCTGTGATAGATTTCGCTGTTATATTTTGATAAGATACGCACACGGCAAAATATTTAATGCTCCTAGCGTTAATGTCCCTAGCGTCAATGTCCCAAGCGTCAATGTCCACAGCGTGAATGTCCCTAGCGTTAATGTCCCAAGCGTTAATGTTCCAAGCGTTAATGTTCCCAGCGTTAATGTTCCTAGCGTTAATGTTCCCAGCGTCAATGTTCCCAGCGTTAATGTTCCTAGCGTTAATGTTCCAAGCGTTAATGTTCCAAGCGTAAATGTTCCCAGCAATTACAATTCTTGCCTCAATTTTTATATCCACTTCTATTTTAACGCCTTCATCAACTTTCCACACACCGTCAACAATTTCACTTTCCACTTCTGCCTGACTTTTATAAATTTTCATCCTCTACCTCCCTTTAAGTTTATTTTGCCCATTGTTTAGCCATTGCGTTGGCGATCCCTGGATATGTTCTGCTTCTATTTTTCCATCTATCTTTTGAGGGTGGCTCTTTGTGGATTCTATCCAACCTACCCAAAACTATTTTTGTAGGTTTTAATAATGGTAAATTTTTCAACCATAAACAAGTTGCCTTTGTTTCTCCGTGTCCAAATTGATAAGGTTGTATTATCTGCGTGGGTTTCATTATTTTTGTAGATATAATACTTACAGGATTTTCTAAACATATCTTTTCTACCGGGGCATTTAATAATGCTCTTACAAATTCCAATGCTTCCAACTGTTCTTTTTGTTTATTTTTAAACCATCTTGCTCCACTTACTGCAAGGTGTGTGCAAGGCGGATGTGCTATCATTAAGTCCCATCCCCCCCCGTTCAATATTTCAAGAACATCTCCTTGTATATGTTGTCCCGGTATCTCGGTCGGCAACAAGTCGCAACTCCAAGCGTCGTGTCCTTTTGCTTTGAATGCTTCCCGGACTATACCCGAAAATTCACAGGCGATTAAGACTTTCATTTCTTCTTCCCCCTTACCCATAAAACTACCTCTGCTAATTTATCGGGTTGACGAATAATAGTTAAAAACGCATTAATAAAAGCTTCCACACCATAAATTCTTTGCTTATTGGTTAATACGCACTTGCAAATATAACCATTTATTTCTTCATCACTCAACATCTCTAAAAGTTCGCTGATGAGAAAAGCGGAAAGAAACCAATGATGTATTCCTTTTTCATCATTATAACTTTGAAATCCTTTTACCAACTTTCCATTGCGAGGGTCATAAAAAAATTGGCTTTCTTGTTTAATCCCAGCCTCTTTAAGTTTCAGGCTCACTTCACGACTTGTCAACATATCTTTTAAGTTCATTTTAACCTCCGTTTTTGGATATATGGCTAAATTCATATTATCTATTAATTGATTGTGGACTTTGTCAAGTTCGTTAGGTATGGGTCTTTTATAAAAACCATCTTTCCAACATTGACAACATATTCCTATGTCTATATTATCTCCATCTATTTGTTTAAGTTCTTTACCACAATATTGGCAATTCATTTTAGGACTCCTTTAAATTATTTTTCGTATATTCATAAAAATTAAGCGTAGAAAATTTTTAAGTCTAATCCTGAAACCTTTACCATCAATAAACTCTATTGGAAACCCATCTTTATCTATTTTAAATAATGGAACAATTTTATTATTCTCAAAATATTTCCAGAAACCATTCTGATGATAACAACCTTTTGAAAAATTAGATTCATCTTGACATCTATTCTTATCTGCTTTCATCTATTCCTCCTCTATTAATAGGGTGTCGCCTTTTAACAAATCTTTATAAATATTTCCAATATGTATGCTTGAAGATATTCTTGTGTCAAAATATAACCCACCAATACCATTACTTTCTAAACGAACCTTTCTTGCCTTAAAATACCCCAACTGTTTGAGAGCGTCTTTAAGTTCGCCAGAGATTATGGATTGTTTTAATGGATTTTTTTCTTTTTCAGCGTGATACCAATTATTAAATATTTTTTCCTCAACTTCCTCAAAGCTCTTCTGTTCAATCATTGTGCCTCCTTTAATTTCAAACCTATTTCAGTTATTACATTTGTCGTGACTGCATTTCCCAGACACTTATATCTTTGACTGTCCGATATTAAAACTTCCTTGCCATTTTATAATATCTTTTAAAGTGTGATCGTGGATATATTATTTTTTCTCATTTTACAATTTCCGTTATTGTTTCGCCATTATGATTAATTCCCTGAATTGTTATGCTATTATCAATTGGCTTATGATGATTAATATAGTAAATTCCTGATACAATTATAACCATTGATGCCAGACATGAACAGACTATTGTTATAACAACATCCCAATCTATTTTTTGATTCATTATATCACTCCTTTTATATGTTGACAATTTCTACATTTAAATAATTGATGTTTAATAACTGTTCTAAATCTATTATGGCCACAAAATATACATCTATGCCATATATTATCTCCTACGATCCAATTCATGCGCCATAGTGTCTTTTTTACAGCTATCGGTAAGTCTTCTTGTTGAACCTTAAATATTTTTGTTAGTATCCATAGTATAAAACTCATTTGACCTCCTCAAAAAAGTGGACTATTACAGATTTATTTGGATGGAACATTTCCTTTGGATATAATTTATTCCAATATTCAATAAATTGTTTCGAGTTTTCAAACCCCTCATAATTAAAGAAAAAATAAGCAACAGTGTCAAGGTCAAAATCCAAAATTTCAGTGATCTTGAAACTTTTATCCTTTATCTTGAATATATCCCCAACCTTACCACAACACTTATTCCGACTCGTGCAGGTTTTATTGCCCTCATAAATTAATTGCGCCATTTCCGGCTTAAAAGAAATCTTAATAATTCCGTTTGCTTTCATCTGGATCTCCTTTTTGGCGCATTTTTTCTCGGGACACTCACTCTAATAACTTTTTGACAAGGTTGTCCACACTTATCGCATATAAACATATCTCTTAATGTTCTATCCCCACGATAAAGAGTTACATCAACAATTGGCGCTATTCTTAATTTTGCATGGCAACATTCTGAATATTCTCTAATTTTTGGCATCTTGTTTCTCCTCTTTATTGTCAGACTTGATTACCACAATGGGATAGTTACTATGTTCATCTTCATCATACATATGCTTTGATGCATATCTATCGATTTCCCTCGAAATTCTCTCCTCATCACGAAGTCCCATTATACCTCCAAATTAAATTTTAATTGTTCATTAGGATATAGTCTATTATAAGCTGCCATTTGTGGCTTAAGAAGTTTCATTATATTAAGGGCCTGACTTTTCAACCTTTCTATATATTTCTTTGTATCGTCTTGATCTAGTTCTGTGGGTATATAATATCCTGCCGGTTTATGGGGTGTAGAGCATATCAATATACTCTGACCTCTCATATTGTTCATAATCCGTCTTATTTCCCTGGGCGACATATTAATTGCTCCTGCGATCTGATACTGTGTCTGTGCATTCTCTCTACCTTGGCAGGCAATCATCATATATTCAATAAGTTGAGGACATGCTATTACTTTTTCCATAGAACCTCTTTATACTCCACTTAAGTTATTTTTATCTAACTGAATCATGCTATTGATATATTTACAATGTTCGCACTCGGGATTCATTGGTGGTATTTCGCCTTCACAAATTTCCTTTGCCTTTTTTACAACTTCTATCACTCTTTGGGTATCAGTTTTAATCTTTATGATTTTTGTTGCCATTATAACTGTATTCCCTAGTATCCCGGGCCAATAGTAAAGAAGATAACCATTCCCTGAAGTTTTATATCCACTATTTTGGAACATTAAATCATAAGCACTTAATTGTAAAGTATAATATTTTTCTGCAAATTCTTGTGTTGGTTCACTACCTTTTGTTTTATAGTCAAATGGTGATATTATACTTTCTTCGCTTATCAAGCAATCGTCAACAGCTCCAGATATCATTATTCCTTCAATTATAGCAGATGGCCCTGTTTTCCAAAATCTCCATTTCTTCATTTGCGCAGAATCGGCAAATAATAATAAATCCTTATCTAAATCTGCAAGACACTCTGGTTTCGCCTTATCTCTGTAAGCATCCATATACTTCTTAACAATAATATCCACACCACCTGGGAGAGATGGGTATATACCTCTTGGTTTTTTTATACCCTTTACTTTTTCCAACCAAAAACATCTAGGACATTCCTCTATTGATAACAACATTGATGGTGATAATGTTAAATTCATATTACCTCTCTTTATATTTTTTATAGTGATGATTGTTTTTCAAAAAATCTTACTCCGGGTATAACCCTTGTCTTACCTTCCGCCGCAGAAATTTTGCGCATAACAGTTGAATCCTCTATAATCATATTACAAGGGTATTCCTTAAGGCAATAAGCCAAAAATGCCTTAAAATCGGTTATTTCGTAGTCTGGCACACCTCTTCTGTGCAAACCCGGTACTTTCTCTATCTGTGGCGCTACTATAGGCACGATTGTTGCTGTTTCTTCCGCTGCTGCCTGCAGTTCTGTTGCTTTCTTGAGATTACCCTTATTTTCTGCCTTCTGTGCCTCTTTGGCGAGCCTTTCTGACTCTTTCCGGGCCAGTTCTGCCAAGCGATCCTGTTCTGCCTTTTGTTCTGCCGCCTTTTTCTGTTCATAATTGCGCATTTTATCATCTATTACTTTCCGTGCTTCGGCAGACATATCTTTTGGCTTTCCAAAATTAGCCATGACAAAATCTTTCCATGAGTCTATCTTTCCTGTGATTGATTTCCTCTTTGTTTCCACTATATTCCAAAATTCTTTCGCAGTTTTGAGTAAAATACCTGCTTGGTTATAATCTTCTTGATTTCTGATATCAACCTCAAATGCTTTGTCATGCAAATCACTTGCTTTACTGACATATTCCTTGATAAGTTTTTCTCCGGTTGGTGTCAAAGTCAGGCTGTTCACACTCAATATATCTAAATCTTTTATCTGTTCTTCCATTTTTAGCTCCTTTTAAAGTTGTATATGTTTAAGGCATTCATAAATACTGTCTTGTGTCTGGCATATTCGCTTGTATCTTTGTCAAGATTGTCTATTTTAATCTTATCTTTTCCTATATAAACAACCCAGCGCTCTTTTATGGTTATTCCTTCTTCCTCTATTCCCATGCGATAGGCTGCGGTCTGCACCTTTGTCGCCTTTGTTACTATACCTGTTTTAATGTCAATTAAAATATTGTACCCTTTATATTGTGCCACCCTGTCTGGTGTAAATCCATATCGCCATTTTTTATTAAACGATAATTTCTCTATCCACTCTGGATAAAGTTTCAAATCATATTTCTTTAAAAAATCTTTCCAAAGTTCCAGTGCCGGGATGAGTTGAGGATCAAGTTTATTAAGGTTTAATGTCTGTCTATCCCATAATTCTGTTGTGGAGTGTACTGCGTGGCCCCAATTTATTGCACGGTCAAGAATTGCCTCTGGTACCGCGCTGAAATCACTTATACCTACATTACCAAGGATTTCACTCACTCCCGGCACTATAATTTCGTCTACCCGATAAATATGATTTTCGTCACATGTGATCATTATTTTGCCTTTGGATGTTTTTCAAACCATGCGCACACTGTTTCATAGTCATCTTTTTTCAGTTTAAGAGTTGAGTCTATCTCAAAGTTCTTTTTGACAAACCTTATTACATAATCGTGGTCGTATCCTGATTGGGAGGCTATCGCATACAATCTTTTACTCTGTTTTTCGGTTATCAAAGTCTTGTCTACCTGTTCTTCTGCCCGATTCTCTGGATCTTCATTTTGCTGATCATCTATTGATGCTGCCTCGGTTTTTTCTGGTTGCTTTACTTCTGGTTTGGTTGATTCTGGTCTAATGCTTTCATCGGCTATCAAACTTTCTGCTATTTCCTGTGGCATTTCTTCAAGATCCTGCACAAATATGTCGCTAGCTGCGGTGCCGGTCAAAACTGCATCCACCAATGCCCTTTTCTTTGCCATTTTAAGCACTGTATTGGCTATATCCGCCGGGTTCATTCTTACTTGTTTAGCTTGATATGGTATGTATTTTGGTGCAAATCCCTTCTTCCATTTAAGTCTACGCCTATCTTCTGCTGTTTCATTATATTCCTGATCGCCTATTGCCGCGCGCCATTTATACTTTTCTTCTTCTGATGAGCATTCTCCTACTCCTGATCCCGATGCTCGGCCAGAAGGAAAATATAATTTAACACTCACTCTATACCTTTTTTCATCATCTGTGCTTAAGTCTTCTACCACATTTTCGTTCGACATCTGAAAAGTGAGCATGATCTTTTCGGCCCCGGGCTTTAGGAGTGCTTTCTTATCGCCACATCCAGGGATCGTGCCATAATGAGTACCATCCTTCATTACTGATTTCATTACATCTTGGATCGCATTCACTTGGGTCTTGATCTGCTTGCCTGTCAAATATGATTTTTCTTCTACTACTTCCATTTCTCTACCTGCCATAATACCTCCTCTTTACCTCTCCTTTTATTTTATGGCAGAGCGGTGCGCTCGTTGAAGGACACACCGCATGGTCTATGTCTGCCATTTGAATATTGCTCCTATTGGAGCCGATAAGTATTACTTGAAATGAATGGGGCAAGGCGGGCAACACAAAAAAAATCCATATCAAAATTACTTTTAATATGGATAATAAAGGTTTTATTCCCTGCCCCAAGTTTACTTTCAAAAAATTTAACATTTTGTGTTACCCCTTTGATTACCTACCATTATCGCACATATTTTCTATTTGTCAAGTAAAAAAGCATTATTCTTTATTTTTTATCTATCTCAAGTAAATACCAAAAATTCCAAAACTTTCTAACAAGAAATTGAAGTCTTGAACATAAATATTCCTCATTAACACTTCTTAAGTCGCCATGTTTAAGCTCATATATCCAAAATACAAGATGAAGTAACTCATGGCTGACTATCCCAGAACCAAAATATTTATGGTTAAAATGGATCTCTGAGATCTTGCCCGGGCCAAAACAATTATAAATTTTACCATTGACAGTTTTATAACTACCCCTCTGGCAAGCAAACTCTTTTTTTAACCTGGGATCAAGAATAGATCTATATTGATTTGTATCGCGCCAAATAAATACCTCATAATATCTCTTAAAATCTTTATCCAATGGGACTTGAAAACAAATAGGATATTCTGTCATTTATCCCTCCATTCAATTAATCCCCAAATACTGATTAACAAATAAACAACCTGCAAAATTGCCTGTTGAGGTATTCCTTTTTGGAAATCCACAACAACCCAGACTGCATTTGAAATACCCCACAAGATAAAGCATATACGCTTTTTCTTAACATTCAGAATAGTCCCAGCCAAAGATAACCCCATTATAACCCATAGAAATATTGTCATTTATTTAACCTCTCCCCTATCGCCTGAATAACCTTTGTCGTAACTGCATTTCCCAGACACTTATAACGTTGTGAATCCGATATTAAAACTTCCTTTCCATTCTTATCAATTCCTTTTGAAGTCCAATTATCTGGGAAACCCTGTAGGCGACAGCATTCTATAGGAGTTAATCGGTGAATACTATTACCATTCTTATACAATCCTGTCTTAGCGCCCATTCCGCCGCCACCTGAATTAATATTTGTTGCTACTCCGTCTGGGCTATAAACTCTACCCCATATTGAATTATTGCCTTTTGTGTCTATGTTTCCTATTTGGATTAACTGGTTGTGTCTGTTATATCCTTTTTTATAACTTGATGTAATGGTGGCAGAGTTTTCTTGTCTATCTGCCATTGCATTATATTCTTTATTGCTTTCTCCGATAGGAAATACTTCGGGTCTGCGTTCTGTTCTAAGATGTCCGACAATAAACACTCTTTCCCTGTTTTGTGGCACGCCGAAGTCTTTGCTGTTAAGCACTTGCCATTGACAGTCATACCCCAATTCATCCAGCGTTGCGATAATTGTTTCGTAGGTATGCCCCCCCCCCCGTGATTGAGCAGTCCTTTGACATTTTCAAGGAAT